TTTACAGTATCATTTACAGTATCATTTACAGTATCATTTACAGTATCATTTACAGTATCATTTACAGTATCATTTACAGTCTCATTTACAGTATCATTTACAGTATCATTTACAGTATCAACTTTTTGTAATGGAAATTTTCTTGATATATGCAATTTATAAATATTACTATTTATTTTATTTTTAATGTATATAAAACCATCTTTATCAGAATCAAAATATTCATAATCATCTGGATTATTTATGCCAGACAAAATTAATAATTTAATAAATTGTTGTATCTTATTCATATCTTTTTGGATTAATTTTATATTATATATAATAATGAAATAATCCTATGAAAAAATTTAATATATATGTATTAAAACTTAAAAATAATTAAAGTTTAAATTATGGTAAAGATTAAAAAATTAAATGATGTTGAAAATATATCAGAATTTATTTTATCAATAAAAGATAAAGAATTGATTATATATGAAGATATACAAGGTAGTAAAATATATGTTAATTGGGATGGTGAAAAATTCATAATAAAACCAAAATCAATAAACAATGAACCTTTAAATTTCATAGATTTAACAATGCAAGTTTTTTATAATTCTGCTTTTAAATATTTTAATTCATTACCAACTTATGTAACAGAATTATTAAATAAAACTTGGTGGTTTTGTTTTGAATATTTTCCAGATAATCAACCAGCCAACATTAATTATGAAAGATTACCTAAAAATAATCTAATATTGACTTGTATTTTAAAAGGAACTAAATATAAATATAACTATAATGAAATAATAGAATATTCAAATTTATTTGATGTTGATCCACTACCAGTATTATATAAAGGAATTTTATCTAATAAACAATTAGAAATTATTGAATTATATTTAAGAACATCAGAAAAAGATTCAAATTTTATATTTGGTGAAAAAAATTTCACTTATTTCTTTTATAAAATATTAAATCCACAATTGAAAAATTCATTCCTAATGAATAGTAATAATTATAATGATAATATTGAAAAATTAATTTTAAAGATTGATGAAGAAGAATTATCTTTTGAATTATTAAATCCATTGTATAAAAAATTAAATATGAATACTTATACAGATTATGTAGATACATATACATTAATATTGTTAAGTTTTTTAAATTATATTCAATTAATTAATTTAAAAATTCAAAAATTAAAATCTTTAAATAAAGATGATATGTATGTAGAATTAATATCTTTGGTATATAATGAATATATGGAAAATATGGAAAAAGATATATTGAAAATGGAAATTGATATTCCAGAATTTTTTAAAAATGAAAAATTTAAAATCAATATAGATTTAATAAAAAACGAAAAAACAAAAGATTTCATAAAAACAAATTCAAAATATGAATATGTTTTCAAATGCATCTTAGGATCATTCAACAAAAGAAAAAATAAATCTATTGGTATATTCAATGAACAAACCGTAGTATTATTCAATAAAACAGTTGATGATATAAATAAACATATTGAATCCAATCTAAATATAAATTTAGAATATAATTACCAAAAATCAGATATTAAAAATTTTGAAGAATTCTGGAAAATAAAATATAATACAGATTTAAAAGGTGAAATATATCCAGATGTTTATGATGAATTTGATGATACTGAAAATTCAAAAGACAAGAAATCATCCAATAAAAAAGACGAAACTAAAAAAGATGAAAATCAAATAGATAATGATTTTAATTTAGAAAAAGAAAATTTAAAATAAATATATAAAAATAAAATAAAATATTATGATAAATAATGAAAATTGGCTTAGAAAAGAAACTATAAATACAGGATTAACATATTATGGATATGCAACACCAGAAACCACAATATATGATCCAAAATGGTTGATTAGAAAATATATAAAATCTGGAACTGAAGAATACTATGAATATGCTAATAATGATGGTGGTTTTGATAGTAAGTGGATTGAAAGACAATTTTGTTTTCAACATCCATCTACATTAACAATCACCAATACTGGTGCATCAAATTCAACAATTCATGTTTATTGGACACCATTATCAGGAGTTTCCAGATATAATGTTTCAGTTTATAATCAAAATGGAAAAACAGTAGATAAATGGAATAATTATCATATTAGAAATACAAATAATATAATTATTAATTATTTAGCACCATCTACACAATATACTGTTAAAATTGATGCTTATAATCGCTCAGGAAGTACTTCTAAAACATTAAATATTAGTACAATATAATTTATTAAAAAATAAAAATTGTTTAATTAAAATTAAACAATTTTTAATTTAAAAAATCCATATTTTCCATCTTCTAATTCATCATCAGAATCAATATATTTGTAATATATCCAACCACCTGTTCCAGTTTTTGAATGTTGAATTTCAATAGAATTTTCTACAACAATTTCACCAATTTCTGAAGCTTCTTCTATTAGAATTTTCTTTAATCCATCATCATCCAATGCACATTTTTGTAAATTGACACTATCTCTATGTCCATCATTTGTTAATAAATAAACAAATTTTTCTAATTCAGATGAATTCTCATTTAAAAATAAATTAAAATTTTTAATATTTTCTTTTTTCATAAATAATTTTTATTATTATATATAAAAATATTTTTAAATAATATCTCCAACATCAACATTTTCTACAATATTTGAATTTTCACTTTCTTTTATTTTATTATCAATTTGTGTTTGTTGTTGTTTTTGCATCATTGATATAAAATCTTTTTGGAATTTATCATTTGCATTTTTGATGCTTTGCGTTCTTAATTTTGATTTTTTCTTCTGGTCTTTTCTATTTTTTGATTTTGGCATAATGTTAATTATTTTTTATTTATATTTATATTATATTAAAAAGTTTCAAAATTTTTGTAATTTATATATCATTGTACTTGAAAAACATCAAATCATATGCTTGATCAAATATATCTGATGATCCCAATTTCAATGTTTCATTATTTTTCCATTGTTCATCTCTACCAGAAACCTCCCACCAATACACTCTGTGTGGTTTAAATTCATTCTTTTTTGGATCTCCATCTTTTCTTTCTGCATCCATTAAAAGTTTTGTGAAATGATTTATTCCATTTGGTGAAGATGATATAAAGATTTTACAATCTTTTAATTCTTTCATTATTGGAAACATTGAATTCATGATGTTTTTCGCCATTGTCGGATGAATATAAGCAAAATCATTCAAAAATAATGAATCTACACCAAATCCAATTGAAAGATCACAATTTTTTCTCATCGTTCTTATTATACTTCCATTATCAAATTGTATATATGAGTGATTATATTCAACTATTCCTGGTTTTAAAAAATGAGGAAGTTTTAAATATATATTCATTATAATATCCATTTCTTCAGTAAATTTATCTTCTATCAACATAATAGATTTAACGGTATTGAAAATTGCATCATATAACATTAATAAATTAATAACTGTATTTATACCAGTTTGTCTGGAATTTGCAGTTATATTGAATCTATTAGTAAAATAATCTTTAATAATTTCTTTTTGAAAAGAACGAATTTTTATAGGTTGTATTCCATCCTCAGTTAGAACTTCACAATATTTTTCAAAGAAATATATAGGATCAATGTTGCATTTTGCATACTCTTGGTAATTCCTCATTTGTATAATGTGATAATATATTAGGTTTTCTAAATCCAACATTTTCTCTATAATTTAACATATTTTTTAATTATTTTTTTTTATTCATATTAAAAAGTTTCAAAATTTTTGTAATCATTTATATCATTTTCAAATTTTCCAATATAATTTATAATTTGTAGTTTCATATCATTAATATCAATTCCTGGATATTTTTCTAAAACTGCTTGATATAAATTATCAGATTCACTTTTTATATTTGTTATCTTTTCATATAATGGTTTCAATTCTGTTAATAATTCATCCACTTTATTTGAAATTAAAATAAATTTTTCATCTAAATGTTTTTTTATTTCTTCTTCTGAAAATCCATCAAAATTATATTCCTTTACATTCTTAATTATATCATCTACACTCTCTTTATGACTTTTTACCAATTCTTCTTTTCCAATTATTAAATGTGTATATTTAAAATAATCTTTTCTATAATTGTAAAATTTCTCTAAATAATTATCAGATATTATTTTCCTCATTCTCTATTTTATTATTTTCTACTTTTTTCTTAACTGCTTTCTTAACTTTAACTGACTTCTTAACTAATTTTTCACCATGAATTTTTTCATATATTTCATTATATAACATATCTTTTATTTCTGATACATTTCCATATAATTGATTCAATGCTTCTTGTGTATAATAATCAACAACATCTCCTTTTATTTTCTTCAAAAGTGGTTTTAATATAATTGGATCAGTTATTGTAGTTTGAATTGGTACATTTATTTTAACAACAAAATCATTTTCAAACATACTCAATATCATATTCATAACATCGTGTTCATCTGTTTTACTTTTAATGATATTATTTGATATTTGTGGATTTATTTTTACATTTGATAATCCTTTATCTTCTCTCCATTTATTTATTTTATCTATAAATGGATCTGGTTGTCCAGCCTCTATTGCTTGCTGTCTAATCATTAATTGTCTTCCATTTAATCCAGTTTCATTATCAATTTCATCTTTCCTAATGTTCTTATTCATTAGTGGAATATTGTCTGAATTTTCATCCACTGGCATATATTTTTTTCTTATATCATCATCTGTTAATCTTTGATTTTGTATTGTTTTCTGTCCAGTTTGACTTGCAACTGCATTATAATTATTTATTAAATTTGACTTCTTTTCATCCAATGATGATAAATTATCATAACTAACATTTTCACCAGGATCAATAACTTTAATTGATTTTGCCATTGAATCTGGTAAATCTACAATTTTATTTGTATCCACATTTGAAAGTTTATTAGCCATATTAGCCAAATTTGATGATTGATTGAAAAAATCATCTAGATCAATTCTATCAGTTTTTACATAATTTGGAGTATTTGAAATATTTGGAATTAAATTTCTATTTATTTGAGTTTCTAACTTTTCTCTACTTTCATTTATCTCTTTTAATAATTGATTTTGTTCATCTGCATATAATCCATATAATTTAAAAAATGAATCCCTTTTAATCTGATCTCCATTGTTTAATTTTAAAAAAACATCATTAGAATCATCAACTACATAAACTTTTTCACCAGTTTTATAATTTCTATAATATTGCATATTTTTGGTTTTTTGTTTTTTATATATAAATGATATAAAAGTTTAAAAAAATTTAAAAGTATGAGATATAAAGAATTAAAATTTCAAGGAAATACATATGAAAAAGAATATCAAATAAATGAAATTCTAATAAAAAACAACATAACTTGGTTAATAGAAGCCGAAATAGAAAATGCAAGATTAGAAATAATTAAAAATACTCTTGTGTGGAATGCTGGAACTTGGTTCAATGGTGATTGGCATTATGGTGTATTTAGAAGTGGAAATTGGAAAGCTGGAATTTGGCAAAATGGTGTTTGGTATAATGGACTTTGGAATAATGGAACATTCAAATCTGGTATCATATTCAATGGAAAATTTATAAATGGAAATATTAAAGGTGATGTTAGAGGTGGTGAATTTATAAAATGTAACATAGATAAAAATTCAAAAATATCAGACAATGTAAAAATATTCAAAAAAGAAAATAATAATTTAAATTTAAAAATTTCTGAACCTTATGATCCAGATGAAAAAATATATTTTGAACTTCCATATGATTATTTTAATGAAATTAAAAATTCATTATATAAATTAGCAAAATATCTTAAATTAAACATAACTCAAAATAAATCAAATTTTAAATTTAATAATAAAAATAATTCATTTGAGGTTCAAATATTCTACAATTCAGAAAATAGTTCAATATATTTAATTGATCAATATTCTGATAAATATTTAATTATAAATGAATTAGAAGATACATTAAGAAATTTTTTTGAAATTTAAATAAAATAATTTTTTTATTTGAAAACTTTTTATTATTTTTGAATTCTAAATTAAAAATAGCAAAAAACGAATAAAAATTATAAATATATATAATTAATAAAAATATTAAAATTATGAAAAAAATGACAACAACAGTGAGAACAAGAGTGAATGGTCGTGGAAAAAACACCATACTGGTTGATTATTGTCTTTTTTAAAATAAAAAAATAAAAAAATACAAACCTCAACCAAAAGTTGAGGTTTTTTTGTTTTAATATTATGCAGAATTGGTGTTAGTGATTAGCATGTCTGGCTTCCAACCAGAAGGCATCAGTTTGAATCTGATATTCTGCTCTAAAATTTGCTGGATTCTCATAGTGGTCGATTGAGGTAGATTTGTAATCTACATGATTTTTCACACCGTAGGTTCGAATCCTACATCCAGCTCTAATTGCATCCATAGTTCAACGGAAGAATATGAAACTTCTAATTTTATGATATTGGTTCGAATCCAATTGGGTGTTCTATTTTTAATGCACTTATAGTTCAATGGAAGAATTTAGAAATGCGGATTCTAAGATATTGGTTCGAATCCAATTAGGTGTTCTATTTTGGGGGGTTTTAATATAGTGGCTATTATATCAGATTTGCATTCTGAAGACGCGGTTTCGATTACCGCAAGCTCCACTAAATAGTTCCATAGCTTAGTTGATCAAAAGCATTTGCATTACAAGCAAAATATCATTGGTTTGAATCCAACTGGAACTACTAAATTTAAATCATATTATTTTAATATATAAAATTAAAAATTAATATGCTTAAAATTTCAGTATTTAATGGAAATATATTATCATACAATGGATCATTTATTGCATTTGATGATTCAGCACCATCACCTACATATGATGCAGATGCAGAAGCATATTTTGCAAGAATGACCACTCAACCATCTACTGGATTTAAAGATAGAGTTGATACATTTATTAGAGCACAGAAAACATCAGGTTTATGGACTAAAAAGAAAGTAGTAGTTATATTACAAGGCGAAACACAACAAGGTTCATTACTAAATATGATAGGTAATGCTAATAATCCAACCTTTATGAACTCGCCAACATGGAGTACAGATGGTGTTACGTGCACATATACAGGTGAAATAGTTACTAACTTTAATCCATCTACAGATGGAGGTATAATATTTACTCAAAATAATGCAAGATGTATGATATACATTAAGACATCAACTTTTAACGGTGGTGCTGATATATTATCATCAACTATAAATCCATCAATATCATTAAGTGTATTTTCTGGTGAAGATAGAGACGCTATTATATTTACAGTAAATAATGATCAAGCTAGTTTAGATTATAATTATTATGGAAATATTGGAATCAGTGAAATTCAAAGAGAATCATCATCTATTATGAAATATACAAATTATTATGACGGAAATACATTTACAAGTAATAAAATAAGTACAGGATTACCAAATACTAATTTAAGAATAGGTGTAACAACTCTTAGACAATATGGATTTTATGAATTTGGTAGTGTATTAACTCCATCGGAAGCAACAGATAATTATAATCAAATAAAAACATTATTACAAATACCTTAAATTATTTTTTTATTTAAAATTAATATCATATATTTGAAAAATAATTTTAAAATATGGACAAAAGAATATTAGAAGAATTATTAGTTGATGTTAAGGATTTTCCAAAAAAAGGAATTATTTTTAAAGACATTTCAAAAATACTATCAAATCCAACAGCAAGTAGATTTGTAGTTAATGATATCATTGAAAATATTAAAAATGATAATATTGATATAGTTATTGGATTGGATGCAAGAGGTTTCATTTTAGGATCAAGAATATCAGATGGTTTAGATGTTGGTTTCTGCATGGTTAGAAAAAAAGGAAAAATGCCACCACCTTATGTTGAGATTGAATATGAATTAGAATATGGAAGTGATATCATAACATTATCATCTGAAATAATAAAACCTGGTATGAATATCCATATACATGATGATATATTAGCCACTGGTGGAACAGCAGAAACTGCTTGCAAATTAGTAGAAAAATTGAATGCTAATGTAGTTTCATTATCGTTTATATTAGAATTGCAATGTTTGAATACAAAATTATCAAATAATTATAAAAAATACTCAGTAATAAAATTTTAAATATGAAAATATCATCTGGTTTGGTTATTATTTGTGAAAATAAAATTTTATTAGCACATCCAACAAATACATCTTGGCATGGAACATATTCATTTCCAAAAGGTGGAGTTGAATTAAATGAAACTGTCTTAGAAGCTGCAATAAGGGAAACACAAGAAGAAATTGGAATAAAAATTCCATTAGAATTAATAGATAAAACTGAAAGATTTGTAGAATATATTAAAAATGATAAGATAACTAAAAAAGTTTATTATTTTATTGTTAGATTAACAATTGAGCAAAAAACTAAATTATTTCAAAATGGTATGAAATTACAAACATCTGAATTAGATTATGCTGATTTCATAACAAAAGAAGAAGCAAAGGATAAAATATTTTGGAGATTTAATGAATTGTTAGAATTAATATAAAATATCGTTATCTGCATCATTTAATAATACTATTTTCAATTCTAATATTAAATTATTTAATGTTTTTCCATTTAAGATTGAATATTTTGATAATCCAACATTATCATATATATCATAATCTTCTATGAAATCCATTATACCATTAACATAATTTCCATATTTTTTACCATATATTTCAAAATTTTTATATAAAAATAATAAATCTTTTATTTCAAAAATGAATTTTTCATAATTTTCATATGATAAATATGTTAATAGAATTTTTGTAAATTCTTTAGATGATATATTAAATTGTGTGCATTTTTTTAAATAATATAAATCATCTGCTTTATTTTCAATATATTTTATTTCACATTCATCATTTGAAAATCCTTTTTGTGAATAATAATTTGTGCAACCAGTTTTACTTATACAACAAAATTTAACTACATTTTCTTTTGTTTGCTCATCCAATGAATTGAAATTTGTTCCAATTGTTGTTAATATATCTTTTATTTGTGTATATTTTAAATTCATTTTAATTAAAGAATTTTCATTCAATTCATTATTTAATATATCAAATGAATTATTTTCATATTCACCTTCTTGCAAAACATAATCATTCTTACATAATTTTAATCCATTATATGGATAAGTATTTAATAAATCTTTATTATAAATTAATTTCATTATTTATTTTTATTTTTTATCCAAATGTTAAAGTTGCACTTGCACCTCTACTAAGTGGATTTGATATATATTCACTAATTTCAATTATATCATTTGTTTGTATATCATTATTTGATGTATTTATTGATGTATTTCCAGTTAATGCACCATAAGGAATATAAATATCACTATCTATCATTGATGATGATATATTACTTCTTATTCTATTTAATTTAATATTTGCACCAGTTTTTATCATTGCAACACTTTCATATGTTTCACCAATCCTAATTTCGGATATTGAACATTGTCCTTCTGAACTTGGTGGAACAAATGCAACACATTTAAATCCAATTCCATATGTCCCATATGTTATTGCTGTTGTTGCTGATATTTGTGGAATAAAATATGTATTTGCTGAATTTATTGTATTATAAGCACTCATTTTAAATGTGCAAATATTATATTTATGATCAATTTCTAAAACTAATAGACTTGCATTTTCAGTTATTACTGGTGTTGATGTTAAGAAATATTCTGGAGTATCAGATGTTTCTAATGATTGTCTATTTATTCTGAAACCCCATTTTCTGAATGTATTTCCAGTATTTCCAGGTATTGGAAAATAACCAATAGAAAATCTATAATTTGAACCAGCAAAAGGACTATCACTAGTAGAAAAATTATAATACATTCCATTATCGTTATTTATATCTTTTCTTATTAATGCACTTATATAAAGTTTTTTATTTGTATTTCCAATTTGTTCTCCTACTAAAGTATCATTAATTGTATATCTTTTTGTTTTAAATATTCCCAAATGATCAATAACTCTTTTTGCTCTCAGAAAAGAAAATCCACCAACAGCATGTGTTCTATCATCAAAAAGTAAATTATCCATTGTCATTGCACTAAAATCAACAATAGAAAAACCAGTACTACTACCAGTTGTACTATTTTGAGTAGAATGATATTCAAACCATCCAAATCCAGTTGATTTTTTATGTAAAGATGTAAATCCAGTAACTGGAAAATAATATGAATCATATGCTAATAATCCATAATTTTTTAATGATTCATCATCATATATACTATCATATGAATAATAATTATATTTTACATCTAACAACTTTTTACCATTTAAATAGGATGGAATTGTGAAATATCCTTTATTGTTTTGTGTATTATATGAATCAATATCTTTGATTGTTAATACAATTGTATTTGTCTTTGGTATTTTATCTATTTCATTTAATGCTAATTGAACATCAGTATGTGCAGAATTTAATACATTAGTAAATAATGATGTATTTACATCTATTGATATTGCTGGATGTGCTGCAGTTGCATTTCTATTTGCCAATAATTGATGATCTGTTGTTGTTGCTAATCCAGAAACAGATATTTTTTGATTGAATGTTCTAACTGGATTTGCTTCAATCCTACATCTACCACCAACTGAAGTGTAAGTATTATTTGCTCTCCATGTTATTTGATATAATAATGCAACTTCTGAAAATGGTAAATTTCCAAGTGATAATGAATAAATAGATTCTGCTTTTGCTAATGCAACAGATGCATAAACTTGTTGTCCAGGTATTATGATATAACTATATCCAGTATCAACAGAAGGTACTCCTAATATGTAATAATTTACATATTGATTATTAGATAATTGAGTTAATTGATAAGAACCTCCAACATTTTGATTATATGTAATATAAGTTGTTGATGATAAATATGGTAATGAAACATTTTTAAACCATCTCCAATCTGATGCATTCGATCCAGAACGATAAAATATAGTGTATGGACCACCATCAGGTAAAGATGGTAATGTAGTTATAATATCTTCATCTGAAATAGTACCACCTTGAATACTGAATGTATTTGTAGCTTGTGTTGGTGTGGCTGGAGTTACAGAAAAACCAGATAATGAAAATAACGATGTAGAAACAGTACCATCATAATTATGCAATCTTTGATGTGTTGCATAATCCATATCTATTCCATGTCTTTCCTCTAACATGAATCCATCTGCTGAATATGTTGGTGCTGCAACTGAACCAGTTGTTAATCCAGATGGATTCCAAAATATAAATGCTATTTGTGCATTACCTTTAAAAGTCCAAGCATTTGGTTGCCAAATAAATTGATTTGTATTATTAAAATATATAAAATTATTTTCTAATATATTTGGAATTGTTAATCCAGTAGATGATGATAATCTATATCGATTACCACTAACCCAATAATTAAAACTTCCACTTGTTGGAGATAATGTAAATTCTCTTGTTGATGAATTAAATGACATTTGTGATGATGTTCTGTCAATAAATCCAGTTGGTTCAGATGTATCAATTGGTATATATGTTAAATTATTTACTGAATATCCAGATAATGATAATTCACCAATTATATTAGTATTTCCAGAAATATTAACTGAATTTCTGAAATTTTTAATTCCACTTATATCTTGTGTTGTCCCAGTTGTAACAAATAAATTCTCAGTTTGTGTTTTTGTATAAAATAATGTTGATATATCTGTTGGTGTTTGGTTATACCATTTTTGAGTAGTTGCTGAATATACAAGTATATCACCATTTGATAAATTATTTATATTAACATCAGTTAATCCAGATATTTTTAATTTATCTAAAACCAACAATGATGATTGAACATTGGTATTTCCACTCAAAATTCCAGTGAATCCAGATGTCGCTATACCTTTAGCATTATCTATTAATGTTATTATTTCATTTCCTTTTATTACATTATTAAAATATGAATCATATGAAATTGAATCCATATCTATTGAAAATGTTGAACCAGAAAAACTACTACCATTTGTAAATCTCACATTTTTCAATCTACCAACATCAACACTTCCTTTTATATAAACAGGCATTCCAAAATTAACATTATTTAATGTTCTAAGTCTAAATTTATTATTAGCTGTAGCACCACTATTTCCTAATCCACTAATTCCAGAACCACCTCTATCACAATCATTTAAATATAAATAAACTCCATTTGACATTCCAAAATTATCATCTATATCTATACCACCATTTAAAACTGCATTTTCTGCATATAATTGTAAATGAGATGATGAATTTCCAGATGAATGGCATAATACTTTTCCATTTATGTATATACTATTCAATTCTAATAAGCATATTCTATTTGTAAAAGCAGATGAACCAAAAAATACATTTCCCATAATTCCAACTGCTGGTATAGAATTACCCATTACACCAGGTCTTAATGAATTTGCATTTATTTTCAAATGTGAAACTTGAATATCGCTTCCATATATAGTATCACAAGTATAATAAACACTTCCAGATAATCTTGAATTATAAAAATTCAAATCTATTAATTGTCTTCTTGGTATTGTTATATCTTCTACATATTCACCTGGTGATATATTAACTATATATGTAGTAGCACTATAAGTTCTAAATTCATCTTGTGTTTGTGCATCACCAATTGTTGTTAATGCTTTTGATATTGTTCTATATGGTTTATTTATAGTTCCATCATTTGTTATATCATTACCATTTAATGAAATATAATATGTTTTTAAATCATTGTAAAATGTCAATGAGTTATATTGTGCTAATGTTAAATGATAATATTCACTATTAGTCATATCACCACCTTGTAATCCATTTAATTCATTATGAGATGATACTGAACTTCCAGCAAATGTCATTTCAAATGCAGAATCTATTTGTGTTGCTGTTGTGTCGCTTTTCTTAACAATAATACGACCAACTAAAATTGCAGTTCTATCTAAATATGATGGTATTGTTGGTGGATATGACTCTTTTGCTTCAATTATACTATAATCACCACCACCTAAAACATAAGCAATTTTAGGTAAATTATCACCATCTAAATATCTATATATCCAATTAACAGCATATTTATTATTTGTTAAGTCTTGTAAATTTGTTCCATCATCATAATTCAAATTATTATATGTAGATGCTGTTATTCTATTCCACACTCCACCAACATGATAATAAAAATATGAATTTCCAGAAACTGATGTTGTTAATGATTCAGAAAATGCACTAATTCCATAATATATAACTCCAGATGATATTGTTATTATTTGACTTGGATTTTCTCCTAATAATAATCCAGATGTTCTAACAAATCTTTGTGTGTTTATTAATCTATTATTATTTCTAACTGCAGTTGCCAAACCCCAATCAACAGAGATCCAATGTATATCAAAACCTTCTCTACTTAATGTTGCAATTAAGCATATATTAGAATTATTTATTAATGATGGATTTGTTGTTATTGAGAATTCAGATGTTGTTCCACTATAAATGACTATTAAATAATTTGTTGATAAATCAGTTAATGTTAAATTTTCTTTATATGGTATAACCCATTCTCTATAATCACCAGACCAACCAGATTGACTATATAAAAAAACAGTTACAGCAGAAACTGAAATTGTTCCATCACCATTATTTTGAATATTTGCCTTTGAAATTGGACCTACTGTATTTGAATCAAAATCTAATTGTCTAACATAATCATTATTTTTAATCATAAATCCAAATGGACTAACCCAAATATCACCATTTTCTTTAATTATTGGACAATCACCAGATGCAATATTTAATGGTGATCCAGATAATGATGATGCTGGTAAATTTAATTTTCCAGATAATGTACCACCAGATAATGATAAATATAATAAATCTACATTTGTTTTTGATAACATTTGATTCCAAGTGCTTCCAGAATTTTTAAATTCTAATATTCCAGAATTATCTCTAAAACCATAACCACTAAAAGATATAGTTTGATTGAAATTAATATATGAATTTTCTTTTGGAATTTGAATACCATCAAAATTTGTGTTGAATGATGTTGATCCTGATATATTTTGAACAATAAGACCATTTTTGGCAATAAATTCTCTACTCATTAAATTCTTTTAATTTTTATGAATAAGGAAAAGATAAAACTTTTATATTACATCCCTTCATTATCCAGAATTTTAATATAAATATTCAATTAAGAATTTTATAAAAATATTAAATCTATATATTAAATAATATTAGTCTTTTTTATTTTAAATTTCTTTTCGTATTAATTTTTTTTCACCATTTTCTAAAATCCAACAAAAAATATAATTTTCATTTTCAAAATAATTATAACTTGATACTGAATAGGTTGAAAAATTTGAAAATCCAATATCAATACTGTTAAAATTGATAAAATCGTCACTATATAAAAATGTATTTGCGGACATCACATAAAATCTATTTGATTTATAATAAAATGAACATGCATTCCAGTTAAAATTCAGTTCATTTATAAATTCAATAGATGAAAAATAATTATTTGTATTATATATTGAAATAGTATTATTTGTAGTTCCACAAATTATTATATATTTATTTTCATCATATTTAATAATATCAAATGAATTTGTTATATTAATTTCATTTAATTCTGTTTTTATATCTGTATTTAAATCATAGTTATAAATTATCAATTTATTTTGTTGAACAAAAAAATCAATCATATTAATATTACTTTCATTATTAAAAAATAAATTAAAAATAAAACTATTTGGTATTGTTTTATTGAACCAAGTATTTCCACTATAATATAATAAAATACTATCATCACCATTATTAATAGAACCTAAAATAATATCATCTGAAGTTTTAAATATAATTGAATTATTTGGTGAATAATCATATTCGATATTAAATGTATTTCCACTATCAATTGATTTATATATTGTTTGTATGCCATCACATATTGAATACATACCAGTTTTATTTGAAATTGATTGTATTGAATTCTCATTAAATTGTGATTCTATCCAATTATCACCATTATCATATGATATTTTATAATAATCTCCATATGTATTATCAAATATTCCAACTATTATTATATCTTTATATGATGAATAATTTGCTGTATATGGTTCAAATGGACTATTAAATGTTGTATTATTTAATGCAACTTCCCAAATTTCCAAATCTTCTGATGAAAAATCACCATCAATTTTAAAAGAAAATCCAACTGAAGATTCACCTAAATATGTATATGTAATATTATTTATATTTAAAATATCATTTCTATTTAAATTTATTCCATTTACATATAATTTACCATTTATATTTTTTAAATCAGTGATACCAGACAATGATAATGTTTTTGTTTGTTCAATATCAAAAATTGTAATTCCACTTTCAGTTGGATAAAAAACTGATTGAACAAAGATTTCTACATTTTCTTTATATAAATCATTATTTATTATATTTAATGTATTTCCACTTTGGAATAAAATATATGTTTCATAATGACCACCCTTAATTATTATATTTCTATAATCAATATTATTTTTTCTCAATATTTCTATTACATCAAATTTCTTTTTCATTATGATTTTTGATGATATATATAAAACAAAAAATCCAGAATTTCTTCTGGATTTCTATTTTTATTTTTTAAAGCCAACTTTATTTTGTTCCTTTTTAAGAACAGTATGTTCTATTATTTGATTGTTCTTTTTTATAGAATATATTTCAGCCAAACTCATAAATGATGTTTTATTTTTAATTAAAAAATCATCAATTTTTTCTTTTGGAACATCAATTTTTTCAATCAAAGTATATATTTGTTCTTTTGTTAATTTGCTAAATTCTTTTCTTGCAATTAATCTTTCACTTCTTAAAATAGCCGAATCTAAATTTTCCAATTTAGTATTGAATGTTGCAATTATTTGTATTTTTAATATATCATTCAAAATACCATCTGTAACATTAAGTAAATTTGTAATTCCAATATTTCTGGAATTTTGTCTGCTTTCTAATAATGGTTCTGCATCCTCTATTAATATAACACCTTTTTTACCATCATTTGATGATGACCAATTTGAAATAAAATTAATAAAACTTGGATCAATTATTGAATCAACCATTGTTGGTGGAAAATATAATATTTTAACATTTTCAGTAGTTAAATCTTTTATAATTTGCCTAATAAAATGTGTTTTTCCAGTTCCTGGCTCACCATGTAATAATACTAATCCTTTTGTTGATTCCTTTAATTTTTTCTTTAATTCTTGATAAAAATCCAAAAATCCATCACCATAATGTAAATCATAATTGTTCAAATTTACAAATTTTTCATCCAAAACAAAATCTTCTGTGTATAATTCACCTCTGGATGTTGCGACCATTTCAATTGAAATTGTTTTATTTTCAAAATAAAAACTACTTTCGGTTACAATATTAAATAATTTTTTAATAAGTTCAGCTTCAGTAACCACTGGAGATAAAATTGTAATATCAGAAATTACACATTTATCATCTGGATTTCTTGGTTTATTTTTTATTGTTTGTTTAATTACATCAACATAATCAAATTCATCAACTAAATCTTCATTAAATTCAGAATTTGATTTAACATCAAGAGATATTATATCAGATAAAAAACAAACATCTATACAAAATACATATTCATTTTTAATTTCAACTATTAATGTTTGTGTAATAAAATCATTATTCTGTTTATCATAATATGTTTTTTTGAAAACCTTTTTATTATCTACAAAAGTTTTATCTAATAATTCTATAAATTTATTATATTCTATAAATTTATTATCACTTGAACCATAATTGCTAATACTTGGCCAATAACCAAATTTTTCAATAAAGTATTGTAATGAATTAAAATCAGATAAGTCTTTATTTCTGGCATTTGATGATAATGTTTTTTGAATTTTTTCTAAAATATTTTCAATTTTGTTCATAAGTTGTAATTGATTTTTTATTATTATATTTATTTTGATTTAAAAGTTTTTAAAATAATCTATTTTACAATAATAAATATAATTTTTTAAAAATAAAAATATTTAACGCAATTTATTTAATTTTATTTTTAAATTTCCTTCTATTGTAGATATAGAAACATCTGTCACTGGTTTTAATATATATGTTTTAATTCCAACATCATCTAATACTTTTATTCCTATTGGAATCATCAAATCAACAAAAAATAAAACTATAGCTTTTAATATTTTTGGAATCCATTTTAAAAATGATTTTAAACCATCAAAAATAGGTTCATTAAATATATCATCTAAGATATCATCCAACTGATTAAACTCATCAAAATTGTCATCAGAACCATCAAAATTTGATTTATTTGGATAATAATCAAAATTAACTTTAAAATCCAAAATATATTTTTCAAAATATCCACTTCCATTATTTGGATCAAGCATTTTTGAAAATAAATCTTCTATATTATCATCTACTTTATTATTTGAAAATTTTTTAAATTGTTCTTTTAAATTTTTAATATAAGGAATAATGATAGGAAGCATTAATCCTTTTATTATTTTTTTAAATAAGGATATTGTCGGAACTAAACTTAACAATAAATCTGCAACATCTTTTAAAGCACCTGGAATATTTAATGTTATTAATTTTTTAACAATATTGAACATTTTTTCAATATAACCAAGAAGCATATTTATAGGAAACATTAATAAATTCATTAAAAATTCCATTATTGTTATTAAATATGATATTCTTGCATCTTTTGTTTTTAAAAGTGGAATTAATCCCATTAAAGATAAAGCTTTAAAATTTGGCAATCCAGATATTAAATCATAATTATCTCCAAACATCTTTTTATTTTCTGAATTTGGTAGATTAACAGCCGTTCTAAATTTATTATCAGATATTATTCCAATTATTTCTTTTTCATTTATTCTATCATTTGATAATCTAATAATATCAAACACATTTGTAGTTAATCCATCAATATATTCATCAACTTCTTCTTCAACTTCCTCAAAATTAAGAATATATTTTTTATATTCATATTTATTATATGAATTAAAATATTTTAGTTTATCATCTGGAATTAAATTCCAAAAATTTAATTTAAACAATTTATAATTATATGAGGTTATTAAATATTCAACCTTTTCAAATGATAATTTTTCATTTATATTTTCACCATTTTTGTATAATATTGGCTTTCCATTAAATGTTTCAGTATTCCAAAAATTATATTCATATGTTTTTTTCAAAACCTCAATTAAATTATTCTTATCAGTATTAAAATTATAATCAAATAACAATAAATCAAATATATTTTCATATGTTTTTAATTCATTTATTGTTTTTCCAGAAGAAATAATTTGACCATCTTTATATAAATAAACAACTCCAAGTTTTTCACTTCCACTTATATACACACCATTATCTTCCAATGATATATAATTTTCCATTAATTCAATATATGTATTTGCGGATAAATATACTGATTTTTTTTGAATAAAAAAATATCCAATTTCATCATTACCTATAATTATATCATCTCCAATATTATTCAAATTTAAATAATATAAATAATTTTTAATTAAAATTTCTATATTTAATCCTTTTGCAACTACTGAATTATTTACAATTAAATAATAACCAATAGTTGAATTTCCAATTATTGTATTATTTTTTATTTTATTATCAATAGAATATTGTTCCAATGAATTTTCATATAAATCTTCTTGTTCTAATTCATTTTTTCTTGGATTTCTTCCACTATATACATTATTTAATGTTCTAACATCCACATCAATTACACTGGAATTTGATATTGAATTTGATGAATCAAATACCAATTTTTTAGTATTAAAATCATAATTGTTTATTTTTTCTCTTAAATTATTTGGAATATTTTGATATGATAATATTTCATCTTTTTTAATATATCCACTTGGTGCTAATGATTTAAGATAATTGAAAAATGTTTGTATGAAATTTTTATCGTATATTAAATTAGATTCTTCGAAAAATGATAACAATCCTTTTATATTTTCTTCTTTTCCATTTATAACAATCTTTTCATCATTTAATTTAAAATTCTTTAAAAAATCGAATGTGTAAGTATAAATACCATTCACATCTGGTTTTGATAATGATTCTAAATCTTTTCTATTATCTGAATTTCTAAAATTCTCTTTATAAAATTCTGGTGTCCTATTAAATTCATTTATTTTATTCACATAAAATCTTTGAAATATTGGATCTCTTTGTAATTTTTGATAAAATTCAACATCAGATAAATCTATATTTGGTTCAATATTCAATTCAGTTGATTTTAATTTTAAATCTGGATATAATTTATTTAATTCTGTTATAATTGATTTTAAATCTTTGAATTTTTTTATATCAATATTTAATTCTGGTAATTTAAAAATTGTTTCAAATAAATTATTTTGATCCAATCCTGGTAGTTGAATTCCTAAAAATCCAAATGGTAAATTTGGAAATGGTATTGTTAAATTTTTAAAAACATCACCCAATAATTTTTCAATTATAAATGTTCTTGTTTTTGTTAAAAATTGAATAACTGGTTGAATTATATTTTTAAATAAATTTCTAATTTTCTTTATAGTATTTAATATTGAGGCTAATTGTGTAGCAATTCCAAGTGTTAAAGTTGCAGGATTGCTCGATAAAACAGATGAATATATTAAATTTGACATTGGTGTTGGATTTCCTTCACCATTTGGTATCTTTCCTTTTAGGAAATCAACATTTAAAAGATAATTATTTATTAATGTAACAAATACATCAGATATTAACATTAAAAATTTTTCAACATAGAATCCAAATATTTTATAAAAAAATCTAATAAATGCATCTAATAAACTATCCAATCCACCAGATGATTTTATTTTAGATTTTTTTGAATTTCCTTTTTTATCTGGTAATTCATCTAATAATGCTTGTTTTTCTTTTGGATTTAATTTATTTAAATCATATAATGTAGTTTTAAAATTATTAATTATTTCATCTATATCTACTTTAATAGTATTTGTTATTCCTAATTTTAAAGTTTCCTTTGCCATTAAATTTTTTATTTTATATATTAAAAATTAATGGGTTGAAAATTATTTTAAAAATGAATTAAAATTTTTAATATATTTTAGACTTTCTTTTATAGGAAAATATTTAGGTTTTTTTATATTTAATATATTTGTTTTAAATTTATTTAAATGATTGCTTCCAACTAAATTTAATATAAGTTTGAGATTATTTTTTTCAATTCTTTCCAATATTATCTTTTTCAAATAATCATCATTAGTATTTCTAAAAATATCATCAAATATATTTTGAATATCATGACACATTTCAATATTTTGAATTAAATCATCATAAAAATAAACAGTTTCAAAACTATCTTGTTTTTTAGATATGAATTTATTATCTTCTATTTTAACACCAATTAAATGTTCCAATATTATAATTAATTTATTATAAGATATTTTTGAATCTGAAAAGTATTTAAATTGTTTTCCAACAAAATAAATTTTAAATATTTCTAATTCTTTTTCTTTTAATTTCAATCTTAAAAGATTTAATAAATTTTCATGTTTTTTTCTATCACATCTTCCAGTTAATAAACAAATTTTATCTGTTTTTCCAACCAAATGATTGATGTTATTTATTAGAATTTTTAATTTAGAATTTTCTAAATATTCTTTATTTGATAATTCAATTAAAGATATTCCAATATTTTCAATTGGAATTATTTTTGTTTTTTGTATTTTATCAAATAATTCTTTACTTATATAATTTATTTCTCCATTATATTCAATTTTAAATCCATCTTTTCTAAAAAAATTATGTTTAATCATTGAATATTCATTTTTGGATATTTTTAAAATGAATAATTCTGGTTTATTTTTATCTATTATCCAAATATTATTATCTATTTCCCATAATGTATCATCTAAATCAAAGAAATGAATTGAATTCATATTTAATTTTTTTTATTTGTATATATAAAAAACAAAAAACCACAAAATTTAAATTTTGTGGTTTTTATTTTATCTTTTAAAATTTGGTGTTTTGAACACTGGTGTTTTAAAATTGCTTGGTTTAAATGAGTTCATGTTTGGAATATTAGATTGTTGTTGAGTATCTTGTTTTTTCCTTTCTTCATTTATTTCTTTATTCCTTTGATTTAATAATTTAACATATTCTTCAAATTCATAATATGGTAAATTATCCCATGAATTTGGGTGTTGGTTTTTTTGATCTAAAAATTCAAATTTATTTTTAGTCAAGGTATTCCAATGGATCTGAAATAGTGAAAATAGATGATGCACCTCTGGGAAAGCTCATTAAAGTGTGGACCTCCTCACCACACTTAGGACAATTATTTTTTAAATTTTTAACTCCAAATTTCATCTTATCTACTACCGCATTTAATACTTGAAATGTTTCCATGTTCATATTTTTAAATTCATCTTCCTTTTTAATCAATCCATCTTCTGTTATTGAATTTCTATCATATAATAAATATGGTTGAATTTTCATAAATGAAACATTTGGAATTTTTTCTGCTGCTGCCAATCTTTTCAATTCAGTAAAAAATGATTCCTGTAATCCAATTGTTGGTGGAGATAATCTATATTCAATTTCACCAATTTTTATTTTTATTGTTCTTGTTTCTTTGTCAAAATATTTTTCCAATTTTGGATCCAATTCATAAAATTCAAATGATCTATCAAATTGGTCATTTTTAGTTGCTCTATAATGAATTTTAAATTCGTGACCACATGATTTACATTTAACATCTTTTGCCAAAGTATTTCCTTGTTGGAATGTTAATTCTCTAATCATAAAAATTAATACCATTCTATCACAATCTTTAATATCTCTATATGATCCAACATTACCATTACTATAAATAACTTTAATACATGATGATAAAATTTGGTTCATTTTTTCTGTGATATCATATTCAGAATTATTATTCACCACTGAATATGCTTGAACTTCAGAAACTGTTGCTGCTCTAATTTTTATTTGTGTTCCAGTTTTATAAAAAATACTACCTGGAATTAATGACATATCAATTGTCAAATATCCAAGTGTATTTTTATTTTCTATATTACTATTGTTTATAATATTATCTCTAATATCAGTTATATTTTCATTAATATCAGATAAATGAGATGTTTGCTCTCCAATAAATTTATTTAAATATTCTTCTGATTGTTTCTTAGCCATATTGTTATTTTTTTATTTTATATATTTAACAATTTATAGCCAAAGAAAAAATAATTTTTATTTTTGGAAGAATAAAATCTGAAAAAAGAATAAACATTAAAACAAAAAAATCATCAATTTCTTGATGATTTTTTTAAATGTCTTATTATCAATAACTTAGTAGTAGAAATCTTCAAACCAATCACAAACAAATCCTACAGTTAATGTGAATGTTTCTGAACCCTTAGAAAAATCTAAATCTTCCCAACCTGAAATTTTAGTCATTTGAACATTATGATAAACTACACGTCTAATGATATGACCTTCTTTATCATGATGATGAACTATAACATCACCTAACATATTTCTTTTATAATGTAGTGATCCATCCTCATTATTCCATCCTAAATCATACCAATCTTTTAAAACTCTCCAACAAAATACTTGATTGTTTTCATTTTGATTTAAATTTAAATTTAAATCAAAATCAGCAGATGTTGAATCTGGTGTTCCCAAGAATTGTCTTGTAGAATATTTAAATCTTTGTTGAATTTTTTGTAACTCTGGATATGTTGGAAATTTTGCATTTGTTATGTTTTCCAATAATAAAGTTTCTACTCTTGGTGTAGCGTTAGCATGTATTGCTGCAACTAATGTTGGTAATATTACTGTTACTTCAAATAGATTTCCATATAAAATTTCATATTTATTTGTGCTTGTATTAACATTTGAAAAATGTGCTAACATAATCTTTAAATTATTTTTTCTATTATATATTAATATATATTTTTGATTTTTTATCATTTTTTGATTTTTTATCTTAAAAAGATTTTATATCTTTGAAAAATTAAAAACCAAGTTTTAATTATATATAAATTAAAAAACTTAAAAATGATAGAAAAATTTAAAGATGATTTAAATAATTTAAATATAAAATATGAAAATCTTATATTGGATGATATTACATTTGAATTCTATTTTAAAGAATATAATTATTTAATATTTATAATAAATCCAAACATATACAATGAAAAAACAATAAATATAAAATTCTTATATAATATAAGGAAAAAATTAGATGAATTGAAAATTGATTCATTATTTATATTTCAACCAGAATTGTCAAAAAATTATGATATATATTGGAATAGATTTTTATATAAATTCAATATTTCAAATTGTTCAATTCATGCCAGAAAATGCGAAGTTAAAGAAATTCCAAATGATGAATATAAATCATTTTTAAAAAAATACCATCTACAAGGTTATGTTGCAGCAAAAATAAAATTGGGTTTATATCATAATAATGAATTAGTATCATTAATGAGTTTTAGTGTTCCAAGATTTTCTAAAAATTATGATATTGAATTAGCGAGATATTGTAGTAAATCTGGATATAAAATATCTGGTGGTGCAACTAAAATATTTAAACATTTTATAAATAATTATACATTCAATTCAGTAATATCATATTCAGATATGATGATTGGTGGTGGGAATTTTTATGAAAAATTAGGATTTATTAGAAACGAAGATACTGGACCTGGTTTTAATTGGTATTATCCAAAAACAAATTTAATATATCATAGAAGAGGATTTTGGAAAAATGAATTAGATAAAAAATTAGAAAATTTTGATCCATCTGTTAGTGCTCATAATAATATGAGAAATAATGGATATGTTAAAGTTTTTAATTTAGGAAATAATGTTTTTACTTTTATAAAAAATAATGATGAAAATGGAAAAAATTAATTATTTAGAATTATATTCAGTTATTGATGATTTAAAAAATGCATTTAAAGATGATGATGTTAAATTGCAAGTATTGGATGATATATGGTTAGAAAAATCAAAAGAAACAAAAATTGATGAAACTGGATTTTGTTTTTATGCAAGCGAAGTTATATATAGATTATTTGGTGGAAAAGATTTTTGGACACTAAAAAGAATTTCAAAAGAAGATTTTGATGATGGACCACATTATTTCTTATTTAATAAAGAAAATAATACTATATTAGATATTACATCTAAACAATATACAGAACTTGGAATTGAAATTCCATATGAAAAAGGTAAAGGTAGAGGTTTGCAAAACATATCTAAAAAATCTAAAATATTAGCAAATTCTATTGGAAAAAAATTATAAATAAAAAATCCCAAAATTTCTTTTGGGATTTTTATTATATTTGATAAATTTTATTGAAATCCACCACTTTGAATTGCACCTTTTTTAAGGATTGTAATATTATTAATAATAATACCCATACCTTTTACAATTTCCAAATAAGTATCTAATACTCCAATTTGTAGATCAATTATATAATCAGTATTATTTGTATCATCACAAACATTTCTAAAATCATATAATGCACCAGCATCTAAATAAGATTTACAAATTTCATCAGCTTTATATTTTATTTCAGCTCTATTTTCAGGAGTATTAAATTTCCAATGATATGATAATAACATATTGTATATTTCATTTTCAATTTCAATTAATACTTCTCTTGAATGTATTATACTCAATGAACTATATGGGAATACTTGTGCAGTACTTTCACTATTGATATAATATACACCAGATGGAGTTTTTACAAAAGGATTTGCACCCATTTGATATAAATATTCTAAATCAGTTTCATTAAAATCAATTTCAACACCACCAATTCCATCAATACGACCTCTTTCAGAACCTGCTGCTATTGTCCAAGGTTGTGATCCAATAACAAATTTTCTCATATAAGTAGTTGCTGCATACGCTGCTGGTGGAACCCATTTAGGAATACCATTATCATCAATTCTAACATATGGGAAGAAATATCCAACACAAGCTGGACCATTAATTTTATTAACACCATCTGTTGAAACATCGCCAAATTGATATAAATAATTTGGATTTTTATCCTCATCTCCACCTTTTGATATGAATTCTAAATTAACAGTTCCATCATCATTAACAAAACTTGGATTTGATGAATTTTTAAAATCTCTTAAACTTGGCATACTAATAAATCCTAAACAATTCATTTTCTTTCCACATAAATCTACCAATTGTTGTTTAGATCCACCAGGATAAGCATTAGAATTTAAACCTAATCCAAATGAATCAATTAAATATCTCCACTGAATTTTGTTTTTATTAGCCAAAGCTTTAAATAAATTTGTTGATTTATCAATTACAGATAATATCTCATTTTGACGTTCATCTGTTCCATTTGGAATTGAATCTAAACTCATTTTGAATGGTTTAATTTTCATTCCTTTATATTCTGTAACATATTCATCAATTTGTGAATAAGATGTTGTTTGATAATCATTATTATCAGTATTTATCTTAATTGGACCATCAGTTGTTAAATATTTCCAATTTTGATTTGTAGTATCATTTTTAACATCGATAACTCTAACTAATGTTTTTGGTGATTGACCAAGTTCTAATGAATTTACATCATAATAAGCTTCG